GACTACGATTTCTGCAAGGGTTGCGGGCTGTGCGCCCAGGAGTGCCCGTGCGGCGCGATCATGATGGTGCCGGAGGCAATCTGATTGCCTCCGGCGCGCGGTTGTGGCTCACGCCCATCGCGTGATTTGATCGAAAGCGCGACCGTGGTTGCCATGCGGTAGCAAGATCTCCCTGCAATCTGCGATTTGCAGGGAGATTTTCAGAAATTGCAGGGAGAGCCAATCCTATTCTGTCAAGTTTTCTAATGGTTTCAATGGGTTGGAATCAGTTCTCGCGAGCACAAGGAGCCAGGGAGAGATTTTGGGTATTGCAGGGAAGATTTTGGGAATTGCAGGGAGCAGCAGCGTGGAATTGCGAATGGTGGCAGGGTTTGGCGCTGATTCCACTTCGCACTCGCCGGCCTCACAATAGCATCGGTTCGCAAGCGGACGTGGAAGATCGCAAACAGGCGAGGCGAGAGCGGGTGGGTTCCAGACCAAGAAGGCTGCCGAATCTTTCCGTATCAAGATCGAAGGGGCACCTACCGGGGGGCGGGATCCGGCGGCTATCGTGCAAACCATGTGGGGGACAGCCGCTGACAGGTCGCGCTGCAATCGCGTGTGTCGATGCGAGGAGGATTTCGAGGACATGTCGGACACGCGTACGATACGGCGGGACGCCCCCGGAGCACATCCTTGCCGCCGACTGCTGTGATGATCTTGCGTCGGCCGCATCGCCGCCGGCATGTCCTTTCCTTGGGTGCCGACGATGTGGTGTTCACTACTCACGTTGAATGGTTTCCCACGCTGCAATCGCTGCCGTTGCACCAAGAAGCGCCCCCGATTCCTAGCGAGACGGTACGCAGTCTCCGAGGCGGGCCAATCTCGGAAATTCCGCTGCCGGGCATGGCGCCATACGCTGCCTTCATCTGATACGGCCCCCTCCCTTAGGCTTGCGATGTTTCGCTTCCAGCAGGCGACCGGGCCGATCGACCAGGTCTCCCAACTCGCTCTGGAGCCGGAGCATAGCGCGCTGCCGTTTGCTGACTTTGCCTAGTGGGCGCGTAGGATCAGCGGCCTGAATTTCGCGGACGATTTCGACGAGAGCCGGTTTGCCCAATTCGGGTCGCCCCGTGACGAGGTTGGACGCCGTCAATGGGCGGAAGCCTTTCAATGTTCTGGTAATTACCTCAAGCGCCTCATCGAACGCCGTGATGTTCGCGGTCCAATGAACTTTCAAATTGTTCAGATCACACATCGATTTGACAGCCTGGGCGGCCAACTTCATCAGCCCAAATGTTTTTGGGTCCCCGAACGCGCTTTCAATTTTCTCATCATCATCGAGGCTCCGTCGAAGTCTGAACTCGAATTCCTGACTGAAACTTCGCCCTGACTTTGCCGCCGCCCGTTGAAGCATTTCCCAAGTGTCCTCACGTATGCGAGAGGCAAAAACCCGCTTCTTTTCCGGATATTCGCCTTTAGGCCGGCGGCCGGGTCTCGCCATTTGCGCACTCCTTAGCGTTGGAATTTGTCATACGAAAACGGGATTGCATCGTCAAGGACGCCGTGCTAAGAAACGCCATACGATCGGTATGGCAATCAATCGGTAAAGCCCACCGACGTTGCCCTTCCGGCTCCCACCGGCGGAAAGGATGCTGACGTATGACGTCCCCCAAGTTGGCCAAGGCGCGGATGTGCGGCGACGGCCCCAGCGTTTGTGAAGCTCGGCCGCTCCGTTGGCTATGGCGAGGGCGCACGCCGATGAAAGTGCGCCAAATTGAAGTTGAAAATGATCCCGCAATGGCGGGGCCGGTGTAGGTCCCTATGCATTTCCCGGCGGCCCACAAACTGCGGGATCCTTATCCACCGGCTCAGGGGGGTGCGCATGAGAATTAACTCGCGCCGGCGGCGTGATCGCCAACAAGTTTCTAAGGGGCAGCGCATGCGAGGCGGTTGCGCTCCTCGCCCCGAGCTCAATGTGCGGGTGCAGGTGCTGCCGATCAGTCAGATCAAGCTCAACCCGCGTAATTCGAAGACCCATCCCGCCGGGCAGATTCGCCAGATCGCGAACAGCATGGTCGCGTTCGGCTTCACCAACCCGTTGCTGGTGATTGAAGATGGGACACTGATCGCCGGCGAGGGCCGCTACAAGGCAGCACAGCTGCTCGGTCTGGCGAAAGTGCCAGTCATTGTGCTGGCGGGACTTTCGCCGACGAGACAGCGTGCCCTTGCGATTGCTGACAACAAGATTGCGGAGAACGCCGGTTGGAATCGTGAGCGCCTTGCGATGGAAATACCGGAATTGGCCGGGTTGTTGGAAGCGGAAGGCCTTGATGTGTCGATACTCGGCTTCGAGGCGATCGAGATCGATCAGCTGGTGACCGATTTTGAGGAGAACGGCGCGGACCCTGAGAACAGTATTGACCCCAAGTGGTGGCAGGACCGTGTGGTCAGCAAGCCTGGCGACCTGTGGCTGCTCGGCCCTCACAAGCTGCTCTGCGGCGACGCTCGCTCGGTGGCTGACATCGCTCACCTGATGGCGCACTGCCGCGCCGACGTGGCGTTCCTTGATCCACTCGACAACCTGCGCATCGGCGGCGTAGTGGGTCGGCGCAGGACGAAGCACGCCGAATTCGCCATTGCGAGCGGCGAGATGACGCCGGCGGAATATGCGCGCTTCCTCGGCATTGCTCTGAATGCCGCAGCATCAGTGTCGCGCGACGGCGCCCTCCATTACGTGTGCACCGACTGGCGGCACATTGCTGAGCTGATGGCAGCCGCCAAGCCTGTCTATGGAGACACTATCAACATCGTCGTGTGGGTGAAGTCGAATGCTGGGCAAGGCTCGTTCTACCGCAGCCAACATGAGTTTATCGGCGTCTTTCGCGTCGGGCAGGCGCCACATCTCAACAATGTCGAGCTGGGCCGGCATGGGCGTTCGCGCGCGAACGTGTGGCACTACGCCGGAGTGAACTCTTTCCATGCCGGCCGCATGGAGGAGCTTCGCGCGCATCCGTCCGCCAAACCGGTCGCGTTGGTGGCCGACGCCATCAAGGACTGCACGGGGCGGGGCGATGTTGTCCTCGACACCTTCTCAGGCTCGGGCACCACCATCATGGCTGCCGAGCGGATCGGGCGCCAAGCCCGCGCGCTGGAAATCGCGCCGCGGTATGTCGACGTCGCCATCCGCCGCTGGCAGGCCTTTACCGGCCGGGACGCACGCCACGCCGAGAGCGGATTGAGCTTCGATGAGATTGCGGCCGAGAGCTCGCGGCCAGGGAGATTTGCTTCCGGAAGTGACGAGGCAAGACAATGAAACGCTCATCTGTGCGGCATCGAATTCGCGGTCGGAAACGCTCTAACGCGCCGCCGAACTTGAAGACCGATCCGTCCGATCAGGACTATCGTGTCGGTCCGGGTCGCCCGCCCAAGGAATATCAATTCAAGCCGGGCCAAAGTGGCAATCCTAAAGGCGCGCGCCGAAAGCCAAGGTCCATTGCACTCGACCTCAAGGCTTTGTTCGAACGTGCGCTCAATCGAAAGGTGACGCTGAGGCAGGGTGAACAACAGAAGATCATGACCAAGGCCGCCCTCGGCATCGAGCAGCTGGTCAATCAATTTGCCAAAGGCGACCGCCACGCGCGGCGCGACCTGCTTGTTCAGGCTGAAAGATTTGCGGTCGACTGGGTGGCGGGCCAGGGTGCCGCACTTGAACAAAGCGTTGCGGCGGCGCTCTCCGCCAATGATGAAGCTCTGCTGGCCGATTACGTGCGGCGGCACGCCGTCCGGGGCGACCGAGCGGGCGAGATCGATGCCGGCAGGCGTCGCCGGTTAGAACGCTCGAGACATCACTCTGGGCCCGCGAAAAATCCAATCAGGAGAACAGATCGATGAAGACGCTAAAGCGAAACTCCCTGGCACTGCCCCGCTCCCCGCAGCTCGTGCTGTCCCCTTCAATGGCGCATGTAAATGCCGCCTGCCGGACGGACTTCGTGAGTTTCGTTCGCAAGTCCTTTCATGTGCTCTCCCCCAGCGCGATTTTTTACATGAACTGGCATATCTGCGCCATCGCCTATCATCTAGTACAGGTATGGCTCGGAAACATCAAACGCCTGATCATCACCGTGCCGCCCCGTTCGCTCAAGTCTATCATGTGTTCGGTCGCGTTCCCGGCTTTTGTTCTGGGCCACGATCCTACCAAGCGGTTGATCGTGGTCAGCTACAGCGCCGATCTGGCGATCAAACATGGCAACGACTTCCGCGCGGTTGTTAATTCCGAGGAGTATCACGCCATTTTTCCTGGGATGCGCATATCCGCGATGAAGAATACCCAGACCGAGGTCGTCACCACCCGAAATGGATTTCGGCTCGCCATGTCGGTTGACGGCGCCCTGACAGGCCGCGGCGGCGATATCATCATCATTGATGAGCCGATCGCCGCGCTGGCGGCGACACTGTCCCAAAAGTCGCGCGAGCACGTCGTGGACTGGTACTTCAACACGTTACTGTCACGGCTCGATGACAAGCAAAACGGCGCCATCGTGCTCGTGATGCAGCGGCTGCACGAGGATGACCTGGCTGGTGTCCTGCTGCGCGGTTCCGATGAGTGGACCGTGCTGAGCCTGCCGGCGATTGCGGGACAGGACGAACGGATTCCAATTGGGAATGGACAAGTTCATTTCCGCCGCGCCGGCGATGTGCTCCACCCGGAGCGTCAATCAAGGGAGGATCTGGAGTCGCTGCGGGCGCAGCTCCCTCCGGAGATCTACGCGGCCCAATATGACCAGCAGCCTCAGGCCCCCGGCGGCGCTATGATCAAGCGCGTTTGGGTCCGCCGCTATGATCAGCTGCCGCAGTCTGGACAGATCATTCAGTCCTGGGATGTGGCCAACAAGCAAGGCGAGGAAAACGATTATTCGGTATGCACCACGTGGCTCATTTGCGACAAGAGGTACTACCTGATTGATGTGCTACGCGGCCGGTTTGACTTCCCGACCTTGAGGACGAAAGTATCCGAGCAGGCGAAGCTGCATAAGGCCTCCCAAATCCTGATTGAAGATGCCGGCTTCGGGACAGCGCTGATCCAGGAACTCAAGACGGCGAATTTTTCGGTAGTTGGGATCAAGCCCGAGTACGACAAGAAAATCCGAATGGCCATACAATCCGCAAAGTTCGAGAACGGTCAGGTGTTCTTCCCGAAGGAGGCGCCATGGCTTCGAGATCTCGAAGACGAGCTTTTCGCGTTTCCAAACTGCCGGCACGACGATCAGGTGGACAGCATAAGCCAGGCCTTGGGCCACAAGAGCCCATCATATTGGACCAAAGCAAGCCTTGACGGCTTCAGCAACCTCATAAACGCCCTCTACCAGGATGCAATCTTCGGGCGGCTCGCCGGCCGTCCATGGTAACGAAGACTAGGCGTGTGCAGCAGCAAGGGGAGTAACTCGCTCGCCTGCCTAAGCGGTCTGCCGCCAATCAAGGCCGCCGCTGCTTCCCCTTGGCCGCGAGCGCGAGTTGAACCAAGCGCCGAATTGCTTCCGAGCGTGAGGGATTGTCCGGTTGCTGCTTGGCCCAATCCTCGATCTGCGATCTAAGTGCAATTGAAAGGCGCACCGCCGTCACCGGATCCTGGCCGGTCGGGGGGCGACCACGCCTTTTTTTTCGTAATACGGGAATTGACTTCGGCATAAATCTGTACTACGTAAAAGCGAGCCGATGGGAAGTAGCAGCTCCCCACCGGCCCTAACCCAAGCCACGGAGGTAACCCATGGCCCAGGCTGAGTGCATTACTACAGGAATCCGCGAGCTGATGTCTCGTGGACGGCCCCCGAAGTCCACAAATCCGGTGCGGCTGGCGCACATCGAACTCGTCGCAGCCCTCGCCGGGAATGTGCCGCACCCGATCTATGCCGACGTCGATTCGGAGGATCTCGACGGCCGCGCCGACCATCTGGAGAAGGTGTTCGCGGCGCTACACGTCTATCTCACCCTGATCATCGCCGACACGGCGCACAACATCCCAGGGGGTACGCTCGATCGCCGTTATTTCGATAACCTGTTCCGGGACTTGTCGGCCGACGCGGCATGCGTAATCCGCAATGCTGCGGAGGAAATGCGCGAGCACGAGAATTGGAGGGCGTCATGACCCTCCCGTTCGAGACCGCACGGATTTCTCCCAAACGTCTTAATCGCCGCAGCTTCATCGGCGGCTCCGACGCCCGGATTATCATGGGCGCAGATGAATCCGCCCTCCTGCGCCTTTGGCGGGAGAAACGCGGCGAGGTCGAGCCGGAGGACCTCTCCGGCAACCTCATCGTTCAACTTGGTTTCGCAACAGAAGCTCTCAACCGCCATTGGTACGAGCGCAATACCGGGCAGACTGTCGAATGCGTGCAACATCGGCTCCGGCATCCGGTGCTCCGGTGGATGGGGGCGACCCTTGACGGCATCGTCGTGGGCAGCGGAGCGGTTTTCGAGGCCAAGTTCATGCTGCCTTGATCGTTCTCGGAGGAAGCCGCGGCCGAGAAGCATATGGCCCAGCTCCAGCACAATATGTGGGTGACCAATTCGCGCCTGGCGGCGCTCTCGGTGATCACCGGAGGTGGCAAGTGGGTCGAGATCAAGATTTCAGCCGATCCGCTCTACCAGCACCTCCTGTTGACCGCGGAGAAGAAGTTCTGGCGCTGCGTCGAGAGCGGCGAGCCGCCTCACCTGTTTGATGTCGAGCCGCCGCGACCGCGCATCGAGGCGGTGCGGATCATCGACATGAGCACGTCCAATGCCTGGGCCGAGTTCGCCGCCGTGTTCCGGTCGACCCGCGACGCCTTTCTCGAGCACGAAAAAGCCAAGACTGAACTGAAGGGCTTGATGCCGGAAGACGCCAAGGAGGCGATCGGCCACGGGATCCGCGCCAAGCGCTCAAAATCCGGTGCGATCAGCTTCGATCTTCTCGCGATGGAGGGCAGCCGTGCACCGGTCCAGTGAAAAGATCGGCACCATTGCAGCGGCGCTAGCCAAGGCGCAGGCGGAGCTCACCAATCCGGAAAAATCGCTGACCGCCACGATCCGGAGCGGACGGCCAATGGAAGGCGAGCGCATTTTCCGCTATGCCCCGCTCTCGAGCGGCCTTGAGATCGTGCGCAAGAGCCTGGGCCGGCATGAGATCGCGACGGTGCAGACGACCGAGATCGACAAGGATGCCGGCCTGGTGCGACTGATGACCGTGCTCGCCCACTCTTCTGGTGAATGGCTGTCGTCGGATTGGCCGGTGTGCCCGATCAGCGACATTGGCTCGCCACAGCGCATGGGCACCGCGCTGACCTATGCCCGACGGTATGCCCTCTTCACGCTGGTCGGTATTGCCGGGGAGGATGATCTCGATGCGCCGGATCTAAGCGCCTTACCCAAAGCAGGAGTCGAGCATGCGCCCCGATCCGATCATCGCAGCCAATCGAGCGCCCACGCTGCGGCTGCGGAACGGCCGCCTCGGAAGGGCGGGAAGCCTTCCGTGCGTTCCGCAAGACCCATTCTCTCGCCCGAGCAATCGGCAAGCTTTCGGAAGCGCTTGGTCGCGCAACTGGCTGCCATCCATTCGAGCGATGATGCGGCCGCTTGGGCGCATCGCAATCTTGCCGCCAAGAATTCGCTAACAGCAGCTGATGCCCAAATTGTCGAGGAGCGGTTTCAGGCAAGGCTCTCGACGATCGGCGATAGTCTAGGCGCTAGCGAGCCATCCAGTGCCGTCTCTGTCCAAAGCGTGATACCCGCCGGTCGGACTGATGTCTCCGCTGGCCGGAAAGTTTCGACGGAGTCCGGTAAAACCGCTCACGAGGGCGCAGTCCGTGCCTTGGGCAAAACGGTTCGCCTGCGCGATAAGGAGCACCGAAAGTTCGTCTCCAGGCAGTCATGCTTGGTTTGCGGCCGAACGCCGTCCGACCCTCATCACCTTCGGTTTGTTCAGCCTTATGCGCTGGGGCGCCGTGTCAGTGACGAGTTCACAGTACCGCTGTGTCGCGTCCATCACCGAGAGCTTCACCGCCAGGGTGACGAGGCGGCATGGTGGGGTAAGCTCTCCATCGATCCTGTGCCAGTCGCGCTCAAGTTGTGGCAGCACACGCGGGTCAATGGCACGGCTACCCCGATCAGTGGAGGCCCCGAGCTTGGATCTGCAACCGCGACGGAAGCGTTCCCGCAAGGGCAAGCCACCACGACCCTTGATCCAGGCATCGATGCGGGGAGTTCCGCCTGCAAAACTGTCGATGGCTCCACAAGCCAATGACCTCGTTTCGACAGGTCGAGGCCAATCAAGGCAATGCGCTCAGGAGCACCGGTCCGTAAACCGAACCTGGCGAATGGCGGTCGCGGCGAAATGCGGTTCGACACGGGTTGACCGCCGAAACCGTCGTTGTCGCTCTGGAAGACATCGAAGACACCGACCGCAAGCTGATACCCACCGCCCTGGCCAGCATCCGGCCAGTCCAGTGCGTCGCTTCTCCCGGCGGCGGGCCAGTCACGAGGTCGATGACCT